AGAATTGGTTCTGCAGGTAAAACTGGACCGATACCTGGAATGGCTCCGCATTTACATCATACAATAAAAGCACCGGATGGAACTGCAATAAATCCAAGAAGTTTTTATGAGCAAATTGGAATAAATTTACAACAAAAGGGTGGAAGTCAAATTTCGAATAGAGAAGTTGGTGGTCCAAATTTTAATATGAAACATGTTGCAAAAATACAGGCTGATAAGGACATGACTACTGCTAATTTATTTAATGAATCAACAAAGGGGATTCAAAATTCATTACAAGATTCTATGACAAGTTCCGGAAAACATGCTGCTATAGTTATGAATAATATGAATACAGTAGTTTCAGAAGTTAGTAATATTGCGAGATCTGTTTCTGCAGGTGGGAGTCAAAATAATGGACAAGGAAATAATGATATAAATAGAATTCTAACTGGAGATTTAGCTTAAAGGAGTATTGATAAGATGGCTTCAAAATTTAGTAAAAGTAAAGCAAAAACCTCTGTTTCAAATGTTTCAAATAAAAAATCAACTACAGAAAAAACATTACCAGAGATCATTGGAGGTCCACCAGAATCAGGCGGACAAACAGATAAAATGGATTTAGATGTTTTAAGAAGAAACTCATCTTTATTAATAGATATTAAACCGTGTAAGACACATATAGAAACAGGTATATCTTTATTTCGTTTAGATTCTGCATGGGATGATTATGTAAAATTTTTAAAAGATGTTGGGTTTACACCAACTCCAGAACAAACATCAAAAAAAACCATTACAGTTTCAGCAATGGCTGAAAGTTTTCCAACAGATACCTTTTCTAACGAATATGGTGAACATTTTTTAAATCAAATTACTGATGTTGCTGGGCAAGGTTTTGGACAGTTGGCGCAAATGATGGGACAGAAAACTGCAACTGGGGCGATAAAAGAATTAGGAAAACTTGGGACTTCTGCAGGTTCCGATATTGGTGGAACTCTTGGAAGTTTACTAAGCGGTCTTGGAAGTTCATTAACAACTATTGGTGGGAAAGGAAATGAAACAATTAATAAAATGGCAAAACAAGGCGGAGCCGCAGGAACAATAGGAAAAGCTATGAATCAATTATTAGCGGGCGCAAGAATAGACTTCCCACAAATCTGGAAAAATAGCTCATACAATCCTACATTTTCTTGTAGTATTAGATTATATAATCCAAATCCGGGGAGCAAATTATCAACAGAAAAATATATAGTTGGTCCATTAGCAGCAATATTAACATTGGCTCTTCCTCAAGGAAACAAAGAAAATGCATACACCTGGCCATTTTTTTGTGTAGTTGATTGTAAAGGATTGTTTAAAATCCCGATGGGTGCAATAACAAATATTACTGTTGCAAAAGGTGGAGACTCTGGAATGGTTGGATTTAATCAAAGAGTTTCAATGGTTGATGTAAGAATAGATTTCATAAATTTGCACAGTACAATACTTTTATCAAAACTGGGAATTGGTTCAAGACCTACATTGAAAGGATATTTAGAAAATATGTTGGATTCTTATGAACTAGAAAATTTCTATAATAAAGATGACTACAAACTACCAGCTTGGCAGACTGCGACTACAAATCCTGGTGATGTATCAACTACACCAAATACCACAACTGCAGCGGATCCGACAGCTCCGCCTATACCAAGGGTTGATACTTCGAAACAATCTGAGGAGAACGATTTGATAAACAGACAACCACCTATTGGTGGTTAACATACTACATTTCTAATATAGAATCCAATATAATATGCTAGGAAGGAATTAAATTGAAACTTTGTTTGATTTGTTAATCTATTATATTTATCTTCAAATTTTGTATTTTTTACAACCTTCAATAATAGATTATTAATTTCTTGTTTAAAGTATACAGTTTTTACTGTTCTTTTCAACGACATTAATTTTTTAATATATGGTATTAATCCAGGACCACATATTTGTTTAATTGAAGACATATCTTTAAAAAACAACTCAATTATAAATTTAACATCATTAACTAGATTTGTATTTTGTAATTCTTTAATAAGAATTGTTGCTATTGAGGTATTAACTTTTGTTAATTTTCTTGCAGATTCAAAAGCTTTGTAATCTAATTCTTTATATACACACATTTTATTAGCAATTGTTTCTGCAATTCTTTGACCCTTTCTTAATTCTTCTGGATACATTTCTTTTCCGGATTCATCTTCTTGAGATGTTCCCAAACCCATTCCTAGTTCATCATTTCTATAATAAAATTCAGCAAAACTTTTTAAACTTTGTGCAATTCTACTTCTTGCCTCATAAAGAAAAGATGAAATTTTTTCCGGATCAAGTTCTAAAAATGCTGAAGTGTATCTTTTTTTCATTTCATTTGACAAATGAAATAATGCATTGGATATAGTTTTTTCTCTAGTAAATAAATGATTTGGATTTAAATGATCTATTGTATAAGAGAATACTTCTGGTTTGCAATATTTAAACATTATTTGAAAAAAATTAGAATACTGTCTTATTATATAATACAACATCAGTGTACTAAATGTTTGCTGATCTTTCTTTTCTAAAAAATGATACATTAAAACTATTAAAAGATTAGAACCAACATCTGATTGTAACAATGCATCTTGAGCTTTTGTTCCTTGATAAAATCTTTTAATAAAATCTCTAATATCTTTTTCTTTTATTTCAGTTAAGTTTAAAAGTTCATGAAAATGTTTTTTCCAAACCGGATGATAACAAGGTTCTGCTAGATTATTTAACTCTGAAACGGTAAGTCTAGTAATATAAGTTTTTAGTTTAGAATCATTAAAAACTGCATTTTGTTGAATAATTTGCATTATGAATAAACCCTTACTGAAATAGAATTTTCATCAAAATATATATACTCTGGTGAGTATTCCAATAGTTCATCTTCTGTTAATGTTTCTAAGGCATATTCAAAGAAAATATTGGATTCTGGTTTAATTAAATTACAATTTCTAACTCCAGTTATTCCTTGTACTGTTTCAATAATTTCGGATTGATACAAAGTAATATTTGGTCCGAATCTGGTAGAGAATTCTGTTAATAATGTATCCTTTACAAGATTTGCTAATTCAACATCCGATCCATAATAATTAGAAGCTTTAAATACTTCAACTTCTAATTCTAAAGGAATTTGATATTCCATTAAAACCCATTTATTTCCATTATAAATATATTTTTTCCCTTTATTGGTTACATAGATTATATCATCTGTTATTGGTGCAAAGTAATACCAAATAGTTCCAGTAGTATCTATACACTGAGCAATTTGTCCATATTTATTAGCCCAAGTTCCAGACTCAGTAAAACCAATAATATATCTATCACCGATACTTGGTAATATGGGTGGAGTTGTGATTCCTATATCTATACAATCATTTTTAGTAACTGGATTATATTTCATGTTAATCATAGATCCAGTAGTATTTGTAAATTTCAAATTAGTAAAATCTGTTAACATTCTATATGATTTGAAATCCATTACAGACATCATATTTTGAAGAATTGTTAATTCAAAACTTTCTTTATCTATTCCATCATAATAATCTTTTTCAACAACAGGAATATCATAAACAATTGTTGTTCCTGCAGTTGAATCAATTTCAACATTTGACATCATAAAATCATCTAATGATTTACTAAATGTAACTTCTGCAGAATATGTGGCGATTGGTGATCCTGAATTAGTAGAAATTGTTAATTCTAAATCAATTGTTCCTGAAGGAAATAAAGTATATGGATTAAATGTATATGTAAATTTTTTACTAGTTGGATCATTAGTCATTGAATATACTAATGACGTATTAACTACTTTTAATTCACCTAAACATAAATCATAATCTGATTCTGTTGAGTTATATGATAATTCAAATACTGCAGTATTTCCAACTTTTGAAATAGTTAATTTAGAACAAACAATATCATAAACAACACCATAACTTGTAATTAAAGTAGGAACAATTTCTACTTCATACATGATATAATTATATGAAGCTGCAGCGTTAATTAAATCTATACTAATGTCAAATAATGTATAGTAATAATCGGAGTCTATAGAAACTATTGTTTCTCTTGGAATATAAGTTGTTGAAACAGGAATAGTATATTTAGCATTTCTAGTTGGAACAATAGCCGCTTCTGTGATTGTTTCTCCAGTTGTAACAGAAGTTCTTGTATTAGATCCAAAATTTAAAATTGAAAATAATTGAATTTCATTGCATTTAACATCAGATCTTTTTAATACTGGAAGAGTATTACTAGCAATTGGAGTTCCTGTCATAATTGATCCAGCATGTTGATAATCATATTCTGATGTCAATCTGTTCAATGCTACCAAATTAGCAATCGCGTTACTTCTAATTTCTTGAATGGATTCTTCGTCTGCACCACCAGATGCTGGAGAAGGATTAGTAACTGTGTAATTGATTATTGAAGTTTTTCCAAAAGAATCAGTAACATACATTCTATCTCCAGTTTTAATAGTAGATGCAATTACATTTCCATCTGCACCTTGAGTAATAAAAGCTGTTACTTTTACAGTCGATCCACCAACTGGTTGTACTCCAATTAAACCATTTCCAAAAATTAATCTTCTTCCGGTACTAGTTGTTCTAGATACATATCCATAATCTGTTGCTGACATTAGATATATACTATTAAATTCAGTGTATAATCTCCATGATGCACTATCTGGATCTCTAACTTGAACTTCTAATGAAGATAATTTTCCATCTAAAGGAACATCTATCGTAATAAATTGATATAATTCAATATCTGAATCTATTTGAAATTCTTGTTCTACTTCTTTATATTGTCTTACTGGTAATATAAATGTAAAAGAAGGATCCGCAGAAGTTGTGTCTATATTAACTGGAAGATTATATGTTTTTGTTGAATCCTGTGTAACCACAATAGAAACACTAGCGTTGTTAGTTACTGTTATGTCAGTTTCATAATATGTTAAAAATTCTATATCATCTGCATAAAATTTAAAACTTTCCGGAATAGAAAAAGATGTGTTTGCATCAGTAAATCCTAAAGGAATATTTATTAAAACGTTTGCTGTTGAATATGATGCTTCAGAAGGATTGTATCCTAAAAATGCAGATAAATTATAAATTGATTCTGGAAGTTGAGCGGTAGTTAAAAAGAACTCCTTATAGCTGGAGCTAGAATAAAAAATAATATTTGACGTAAGAGTCGCAAGTGTATCAACCAAAAATGATAAGAAAGAACTCTTTATTAAATCAACATTTTCTATTTCTAAATAATATTGCATGTATTCTATAATTTGATTTCGTATGTTATCTCTAGAAATGTAAACTTGATTTGATAAAGGAGTGTCTATACTAGAAGTTGTCATTTAATGTCCTTTAAAGTTAAACAAAATATAACCCCGAGTTTTGATCAAATAAATTATTTAAGTTTTCCCTGATAGATTCGTTCTTAGATAATAATTTTGTCATAGAAACAGATTCAGATACTT